TAATAAATCCGGTAACAGGGATCATCATTTTCCATTCTTTTGTTGGTTGAGCAAAAATATCCATACTCTTTTGACGCCTCTGTCGCCGTGGAATACCCCCCGGAAATAGTGGATGACCCGATAAACGCCACGCGCCGATCGATCAATTTCTTCAGCTTCAGATCAACGAGGTTGTCTTTTTCGTGACGCTTCACGACAAGACATTTTACGTTGGAATAAGTCGTTCCGTCAATATTCAACAAAACATCAGAATTCAGATTGACGAATTGACCCGTCTTAATATCCGAGTCTTTTAGTTCGACTGATACATCGATCAGGACTTCCGGATCACGATGGGCGGCGACCCTCCGGGCAACTAGATTGCGCGTATATACATTCAGGATTTCCGTCGATCCAGCAGATGAATGAATCCATTTTGACCATATTTTTTTATCCGCAATTTCGTTGTATTCCAGAGAGCTTTCCGCATCGGCATCGACGGCAACATCAATCCGTTCATACGATATGGGTTCTTCATCGTCCCCGATGGCGTCCTTCTGCCAATAAAGAGCGCACCGTGATATTTTCGACGTGGAATTAAGGTTCGCCTTATCACTCCCCCTGACGATGTTAGAACTATCCGATATGGTTGTATAGGTCCGGCCCGGTCCGTTCACACATCCTCTTTGTATGGTAACTTTTAAATCTTCACCAACCCAGGACAGAGCATCGACATGATCAAGCAGACTGAAGTAAATATCATTTAATTTAGTCGGTTTTGTATAGAGTGCCGCGTATAGAATGGGCGTCTGTTCCGGATATATCTTAGCAGCAGCAAAGGCCGTAGTATTCACTAGCTCAGTTGAAAACCCTGCTTCGCTCGTAAGCATATTGTAAAGATGGTCAAAGGGATCAAGCGGGGGATAATAACGGCAAGCTTGAACTTTATCATCTTCCTGATGCTCAGTGGCCGCCGTGAGAAATGCCCCCCGCGTGCAATTACTCAGGATTTTTGTCACCGTGGAATTATTCCCGAACTGAATAATTTCATCCTTCATGATGATCGTCCCGGTACTTCCAAGGGCGGAGCTTTTATCGAGCGTCAATTCCGTCCGCGTGGCGTTAATATCCACCAATAACCGGATATCTGATTCCGCCGGGATTTCGATCTTGGAAATTGATTTCAGGATGTCGACGGCCTCAATGACCACTTCCCCGCCGGAAAGTTGAATGTTGTCAATTATCCCGTACCATTTTTGATTCCATTCAATCGCCGTGCTGCCTTCGATAAATCCGTTATAAATTTTTATCGGACGGCCATGATAAAAGGGATTCCGGGCGAGAAGCTTCTTCCAGAATGTTCCTTGTGTCGATGTTCGATCTGCAACATAGGGATCAATCCCGACATCCGTATCTTCTTCATCGTATAGCGATACGCTGATTCTGCCGGCCACGGTGAGTGTGTCTTTGATTTCCGTTGCGTAGAATGAAACTGATTTTAAATACGGCCGGAGTTCGTACCCTGCTGGACAAACGCAGTCCGCCGAAACGAACGAATAATCTTTTGTCGTCACTCCGAAGTTTGCCGGATTCTTACAAGTCGCCCGCGTGTTATAACATTTCGTCCCTGTTGCTACGCACGGCGCCACGCCAAAACTATTGGAACAGTAATCCAGCGTGACAACAACCTTCTGTATTTTCCGCCTGGACAGGGATATTAATTCACCGGTGTAACTCATTCGGCAACCCCCTCCATGTCAAGATTGAATGTTTCAATGCGGGTAGAAAAGACCATGTTCAGTCTGTATTTCTGATTCGTCGAAAGCGTTACCCAAAAGACATCACCGGGGAACGTGTCGTAATCGAGACAGAAAAAGAACGGTTTCAACAGCGATCCGTGATTGTTCCAGAATGTTTTAAAGGTTGTTGACCACCATGTATAATTCGATTCGGAAGGCGGGAACATAAAAGATAACGAAAGAGGATTATATTTAACCACATTCCCCAAAATATTCCCTGTTTTCGATTTGGCGTTAACCACTTCCATTCCGATGGAATATTTGTCCAGCGGGGCATGAGGCTTGTTGGGGAACGTGATCCGCGCGCCCAGGATGCAGATTGCCAGGTAAGGAACAACGGCAGCGGTGACGATCTTGACCCGCCAATATTGCGCGGAAACGGATGAAAATGTTTTTAATATGGCATAATCATCTGCCGGGTTAAAGGCCGCAAGTCTTTCCGTCCAGGCGGCGCCGTCAGAAGAGCTTTCCACTGATACGGCGGCCGAGGCGGTGCCAAGGTTATGAGAGAAGATCCCGAGTGTATCCGCGGCGGTCGCACTAGAACAATTAATCGTCAGATACAGTGTTCCGGATCCCGTGGCCTTCCAGTAAGTATAAGACCGCAAATCTTTAATATTGAGAACGGAATATCCCGCCTCAGTGTTCGTTGCCGTAGGAGTTCCGAGGTTAAAATTATTGATATATAAAATATAAGGGCTTGCCATTAGTGTACCAAATCCTCTCTTGCTTCAGTAACATAAGGTAAAATCTCGCGCGCAAAGTCCCTATTTGTATTCATTTCGTCAAAGACAAACCAGTTGATTACCGGCGCGGACGTCTTTTTCTCAAGCCAAAGACTGTCTTTTTCTGAGACGAAACTGTATTCGTCAATCGTCTGTGGTACATGAGATCGTCCGGGTTGTGTCGATGTAATTTGAGCTACCCTGGCCAACCCCGCGACTATTGCAATCGCCATAAAAATCCATTTTAAGTATTCTCCGACGTAGGGAATATCTTCTCCGATATCATAGGCTTTTTTAGCCGCAATAATGGTTGTTATCGTGGTTTGAACAATCGCCAATGCCTGATAAACCCTGAACCCTGTTTCATCGTCGGATGCTTCGTAAATCATCTCAGAAATTCCGGAAAGAATTTGAAACAAACCATCCAGCATTTCATACTTTTTCTTCATCTGGAGTTGTTCGTCCGACATTAAGCCGGTATTCATCCGGATATCTTGATTCACCACGGATTGACTGTCTTTGTATATTTCCCTTAAGCGGTCATAATATTCTTTATCAATTAGATATTTCTTCGACCAGAAGTCTTGATCCTGTGAGACGTTAATAATTTTTCGTAGTCCGAGTGCCGCAAGCCCTGCTCCCTGGCTTGTTGGATTTAAAGCAATAACAGATTGGATCATTGCGCCGATGCGGCTCATCTGATCCTGTGTCACACGGGTGGCCATATCGTTGATAAATTTAATGCGGGCTTCCTTTATATTCCAAGAGTTGACCATGTTTTCTTTTTGTGAGGCCATCAGATATTCAGCATTTTTAAGCTGCATCTCCCGTTCCGCCTTGGCAATCTTTTCTGCTTCTTTGCGTTGCGTCTCAAACCATTTCTCGTTGAGTTCTTCTGCCGCCGCATATCGCTCGGCCTCGGCCTTAATCCACTCATTCAATAAATCGACGGTTGATTTCTTTTGCTTCTCAATGTGGGTAGTTCTGAAATCTTTATCGGCCTGTTCAAGTATATTTTGGTCTTTTCTATTGCCGACGCTCCATGTCCATTCTTTTTCAGAAAACGCCTTAATTAAAATAGAATAAAGCATCGATGATGGATTGTGAAGCTGTGCGATAACTTGGGGATTATCATTCACGGCCTTCAGCATTTTTGTCAGAATCGGGACAATCATACCGCCGCCGCGCCGGAGTAAACTGTCATACTCTTTGCGCAATTTCTTAACCTGGCCGATATATCCTTCAATTTCCTTCTTGGCCACGTCTCCATAAGTGGCGTTGATTTGGTTAAATAATGTCCGCGCGTCAATGTCTTTAGCACCCCGGAGAGAAAGAACCAGCCGGCCAATCGCCTTCATATTCCCCTCCAGAGCTTGCCCAATCATCTGAGCTGATGTTTCCAGGCTGCCGGTCCTTGATGCTAACTGAGTGGACGCTTCCAGCGCATCCCTCATCATGTCAGGAGCGACGCCCATTGAAGTCAGTATTTCTTCGGCGGCCAATGCCTGAGTTGACGTGTAGATCGTGCTATTGGAAATGCTTTCAGCGAGGTCAAGGTAAATTCTATTTATTTCTTTTCCTTTGACGTTATGCGCTTTCAGCACAGCCTCAAGCCTTAATAATTCCTGTTCTCTGGTGGCGTATTTCGTAACGGCTTGACCTAGCGTGGCTTTTAAAATCTCAAACGTCGCATAAGTCGCTATTAAACCTTTCATGGAACTGAGGATGCGGGAAGCAGTGGCAGACATTTTTTTGACTTCTTCAGTCTGTAAATGCAGATCCTTTTGCATCTGATTGAGGCCGGATGTCTCGACTAATTCAATCCAGAGTTCACCGATATTAATATCTTCATCCATTAATGCACCCCATCTGCTTCAGCAGAATCCAAGTAAGGAACAATATCCCTGGCAAACTGCTGATGGTCAATCACATTCCCGTAAACATAGATATTGACTGTGCGTCCTGATTCAGTTTTATCTTTTCCCCATGTCGGAGTTTCCGGATTAGTATAGGTGTATCCGCCGGCAGACACGCCGGACATGGACGATGCGGCGTTGCCGGAATCCGTTGTGGCAATCTGTGCCACTCTTGCAGCACCAACCGCAGCGGCGATGGCGGCAAATGCAACACCACCTCCCATAGAGTTCGTCACCTGTAAGCCGGTCTTATAGCCCTTCTTGAATATCCCGACCGCGTACCGAACAGATGCGTCTGCGTTCGCTTTAACCTTTCTGATCACAATGGCCGCCCTGCCCGTCCCTGGTGGTTCCATCTGTCCTTTTCTGTTGCGGTGAGGCACTGTCCCTACTGGCGCCTTCGCGCGCGCGTAGTCCTGATAAATCTTAGCCCCGGCAACGATTGCCTTTTTTAAAATGTCCTCCTGAAGCAAAATGGGGAGCTTGTGGAGTTTTTCATCTAGCTCAGAAAAGCCCTGTAATTTAACGTTTTCACTCAATGCACTCCCCTATGATAATCAATTCCCTGTTTCTGTTTCCTACGTTCTCAATGCCGATGATGTCATAATATTTAGGCGCCGTTGACGGATACGCCACACGCATGACCGGAGTGATGCCCGTTGAATACCGGATCGTGAATTTCCCTTCCGTCCTGAAGTGACGCTGATCATCGGCAAAATATTCCACGCCCGCCGCAAGGGAAGCATTTGCCCATCTGTCGGCGATAAATGTTGACCACGATTGAACGACTTCCCCTGTCGTCGAATTCTGGGAAATACTCGGATTATGAATCGAAATTTTCTCACGCATTGCCCCCGATCTCATATTTCAGGAATCCTCAAGTCATCCAAAAGACCGTCAACGTAATCACGACGCAAATTTGTCAGCGCCTCGCCGGTGACAATCGGTTCACGATGTTCAATCATTCCGGCAACTCTCATTTTGATCCATGTCTGGGCATTGGCCGGACAGGCATGAGTTACGGAACTATTGCTCGCATATCCGGCGGCAAATGTGATTGACACAGCATTTCTGACGTCGTTCGTATCCGGCCAATCGTTTCCCGTGGAACAGTAAATTCTTGCCGGTTCTGATTTGCAGTCAATCGTGTAAGCAGTGGATGCCAGCGTCTGAACAGCGGCGGACGAGTCAATATAGGTAATGACGACATCGCTTGAAGTCGTGGAAAGCGGCGGCATGGGAATTAAAATAAAATCATCGTCGCAGGGGAATTCATCCATGACCTTTTCAAACGTCTGTCTTGCAAGCGCCCGGTGCGTCATATTCTCCGCAACTTTACGCGCAGCCGTGATAAGCGATGGGATCACCGCATCTTCGTATGTCGTCTCAACCCTGGCAAACGCTTTGGCTTCGGCCAGCGTGACCGGCTCTGTTGTCGCTTCGACTGTTACCCGTAAACTCATAATCAATCCCTGTATTGAATTTCTGAATACCAGGTCTTATAACTCGATGCGTCGTTCGCCCACGAAAGCACAAGTTTCTCCCTCGGGTTGATTTGCACAGGGAATTCCGGTGTGTAATGAACGTCAGCAACGCTTGTCATGACCTGTGTCAATAAAACCGTATTGTATCCGCCGGTTGTGTATTTACTGATTGTCAACGGCACGGTTGTCGCGCACGTTGCCGCCGCGCTTAAGTGAATCAATACGTTTTCGACTTTGGCCGGATATACCGGTGAAAAATTAACCAACATCGCTAACGATCCTGTGTTTTTAGCCAACATTTCTTCTGTTCCTCCGTTTTTCGATGGGGATAACCATCGCATTTCTTATTCCTTCAGTGGGCATAGGTACGGCAAATTTACCGGAAATAAGACGGGCAAACTCCATTGAGCCGACGGTGACAATATCGCCGGGATTGCACCGCTCACCGGTATCTTGATTAACGCACGGCTGAATGATTTTTATTTCCATACCTTGTCGATCTCCTTGGCTGCGCTAATCGCCCCGATGTATTGCTGTTCCTTCTTCATGGCGATCATCTTTTCATCAATGGCCTTGTTCTTTCTCTGTTCCATCGACTGAATCATGCCGTTGAGCTTCGTCTTCCATGCGTCGGATTTGTGTTCTTCAAATCCATACAAGAATCGAGTTTTCAGTAAGTCGCATGTGTCCGGCATGGTGACTTTAATTCCAAGCCCTTCGGCAATGCCTACGAAGTATTCGCATGATGGGCGCTGCCAGAAATATTCGGTGTCAACCGCCATATCCACGCCGACAATGCTCATTTCCTTGAACTTCGTCTTTCCTGATACTATGTATTCGTAAATTCCGAGCGCGATCATGTAAGAAACTGAGTTTGTGAAATACCTGCGCTTAAACATATTTAATATCAGGTCCAGCGGATACAAAACGCCGTTCGGCATGACTTCGGGGTAAGGCTTCTGAAGATAAACCGGGCATTTCATTTTTCCAATCGCCTGTAAATATTTATCCACAGGTAAACCCCTGAAATCTAATTGCCCTCTCCGCGTATAGTGTTGGCCGTCGAATCCGATGGGATGGATCTCAAACCAGCGTGTCCAGCGGGGAATGTATCCATACAGGTTATTCATCCCCCATATTTCCCAGGTTTCGTCATTGAATGGCGCTTCCACCTTGCTCTCGGAGCAACCGCATATGCATAACTTTGAACCCTTGACCTCCTGAATAATTTCCGGTTTAACTTCCGCCTGAACTTCCTCTTTCACTTCTTTCTTTTTCATGCCTTCCTCCAAAGGGTTAAATTAATGGGCGGGGGGTTGCCCCCGCCCTGTGTGGTTAGCTACTCTGGCCAACCTTGACCGGAACGCCGGTCGAACAGAAATTGACAGGCGTCTGGTCCGCCTGGTAACGGATAACAACAACC